GTGCCCGTAGATGTAGCTAAAAGTGCATTAAACGGTGCACAGATTGCATCACTTGTTGAGGTGGTGGCACAGATTAAAGCAGGAATCTTGACAGCTGACTCAGCTTTGCAGATTATTTTGGCATCTTTCCCTGGTATTGATGAATCACAAGCACGTAAAATTGTAGGTCTGCCAACAGTTACTATGTCATCATGTGGCACAAAGCATACATTCAGCAAGGATGAGCTTGATATCTTCAGTGAGTATGGCCGTAATGCTTCAGAATACTATGTGGTGAAAGAACAGATCATTGAATGGGATACACCAAGTGAAGAAGTATTTGCAGCACATGACCTGATGTTTGCATCTGTTGGTGAATTGGTGCTGCAATTGAGTGACTTTGACAAGAATGTCATTGACATGATGAGCAGAGGTGAAGATTCTACAGCTATTGCCAAGGCTACACAGACAACTATCCAGCAGGTAGCTGAGTCTATTGCTAAATTGACAGCATTAGAAGTGATCAGCCAAGGACAAGTGACTGACTTAGGTCAGAATGTAGTGGACCAAGCAGAAGCACCAGTGTCACAGTTTGAAGTAGTGTACACGTACAAGGAAAGACCGGGTGTTCCACCAGTGATCACCAAGAGCAGAGAATTCTGCACACGTCTCATTGGACTCAATAGACTATACACTAGAGAAGACATCAACAATATCAGTGGCAGAGTGGACAGAAACGTCTGGACATACAGAGGTGGATGGTACACCAATCCTGAAACACAAGTGACTACACCATACTGCCGTCACATTTGGGTACAGCAACTAGTAATCAAGCGCAAATGAATATGATGATCACAGTGGACAATCTCAAGAAGCTTGGATTGATTCACAATAACACAGATACAAAGATTCTTGGAGTGGCTATCAAGCGCACACAGGACATGCACATTCAACCTGCCACTGGTACATGCTTGTATAAAGCATTGCTTCAGAGAATTGAAGACAATGACTGGACACCTGACTACAGCACATTGATGAATGACTACATCCTGCCGTGCTTGGTGGCATTTGTTGACTACAGAGCTGCAGTACTATTGAATGAGAAGCTCACCAATAAAGCAGTGGGCCGTAGCACAGATGAGTATCAGAATGCAAACACTGACACTGAAACTACAGCACTACGTGATCTGCTTAGAAAGGATGCATATTTCTACAAAGAGCGCTTGATTGGACATCTAAAAGATGACAATGGATTGAAGTATCCAGAATACACAAGCAACTGTGGAGAAGACTGCAATGAGCAAGTACAGAAAGATAGAACAGGGTACACACCAACTGGCTGGATAGTATGACAAAGACCTTCAAGGCAAGCAAGAAACAAATTGACAAGCTCAAAAAATACCTAGAGAAGAATGGACAGAACACTCAATCAACTGATGCGAGAGCTGCAAGAGATAGCAACAGCTCACAGACAAATCAGAGAGTACTTTCAAGGTGACTATCTTGATGCTGTCAGCCGTGATGCTGCACAGTATCCATTGATGGTGGCAACATTGCAACCGGGCTCACTAGGTGACGGCTTTGTCCAGGTGAATATCATCATCACCATTGCTGACAAATACAATCTTCAGGAGTACAGACAAATCAATGAGATTCATTCAGACTGCTTGAGCATCTGCAATGATATCAAGATCACCATGCAGCAGTACAGATGGACTGAATTCTCAGACATCAACTTCACAATGAGCACAGATCCATTCATCCAGCGCTCACAAGATATGACTGCAGGATGGAGCATGAATGTTTCATTGAATGTGTTTGATGATGGCAACTGGTGTGACCTACCAATGGATGACTATGACTTTGAGAATGGCAATCCACCAATATCAGGTGACTGTTTGCCTGCATTGGTAGTGAATAGTGATGGCTCATTCAGTCAAAGCATTCCATCTGGTGACACCTACATTCTACCAGATACAACATACAATGTGTACTTGAATGAAGAATTGGTGGCAACCGAAACAGCAGTAACATTAGCAGACTTTGATATCAATATAGTATGGCAGTAAATATAAACATACCTTCACAAGTCACACAGACCATCACAGATGGAGTGACTGCAACAGCACCATCAGAAGATGCAGTGTTTGATGCATTGGCATTGAAGGCAAACACAGCAGATCTAGGAACTACCTATGTTCCGTACACAGGTGCAAGTGCTGACCTTGACATGGGATCATACAATGTGACAGCGGACCACATCACCTTGAATGTATCACCATCAGGTCCGGGCTTTGTGGTAGGATCAACACAATGGAACAACACACTTGGTAGCTCAGAAACTTTGCTCAAAGGTGGATCTGTAACATTGAAAAATGGTGTTGATTTAGTGGCGAGAATAGTGAATAAAGTGGTGCCAAACACTACACTGACCAAGGCAGCATATCAAGCTGTGAAAGTTAGCGGTGCAACTGGTGGCAGATTGTCTGTGGGATTAGCTCAAGCAGATGTAGATTTGAATTCAGCTGATACAATTGGATTGGTCACTGAAACAATTGCAACAAATCAAGAAGGTTTCATCATCACAGTGGGCCAGATTGAGAATATCAATACAACTGGATCACTGCAAGGTGAGACATGGACAGATGGTGACGTGCTTTATTTGTCACCAACTACAGCAGGAAAGCTGACAAACGTCAAACCAACTGGAGCAACAGGGCATATCGTAGTGATTGGATACGTGGAGTATGCACATGCCAACAATGGTAAGATCTATGTGAAAATCATGAACGGCTGGGAGCTAGATGAACTTCACAATGTATCCATCACATCACCTAAAGGTGGCGCAGGATTGGAATATCAGACCAGCACAGCACTTTGGATTGATGCAAGCATACAATATACCATTGAATTGATTGATGCGCTCACAGTGGACTTCTATGCACCATACAACATGAGCATTGACACCGTGACAAACATCAAAAATTCACCTACAATCACATTGCAAGATGATGGTGCTGCATATACTCTGGGAGCATCCATCGCTGTAGGTAGCAAAATCACAGTGACAGCATCTGTGGCTGGAGTGGCAAATTTAACAATCAGCAAAATATGAGTGATAATAGGTACATAAAAGCGACAGCTCCAGCATCAGCCGCACCAGTGGGAGCAAAGCTCATGAAGACTGGGCAAACTGTCTCATATGCGACTGGTGATGATGGTGATATTGAAGCTGGGAGATTAACATCCTTCCTGGTGCTCGCATCGAATAATCCATTCGGGAATACCAATCGATTCACCAATAAAACTGGAGGACAAACGTACACCAATGGAGTGGCATTGGATTGGAGCACATATGATGGGAGCACAGTGCTCGCATATTATTTTGGAGATGCGAATACAAGAGCCTGGGCCACACAGCTCACACAATATACTAGTGGCACCATTGATGGATTGACTGGATGGAATCTGTTTAATATTTATGAGGCCATGAACATCATGAACTTCAGCTTTCCTGGAAGCTATTTATACAACTATGCACCATTCAATTTAACCAGGAGATACATGTTTGTGAGCACCAATCAAGCTGGAACTGGAGCAATCGCAACAGAAACTGGAGGGCCGAATCCATTCGCATCCACAAATAAAAGTAATGCACTCTGGGGAATATGGACAAGAGTGTGCACAGTAACAGGAACAACAATATCATAAAGCTATGGCAAAGTATAAATTCGAACAATTCAATGTGGAGATCGTGGATCCCATCATCATCATGACAATGGTACATGATAATGTGCTCAATCATACATGCTCTGTGGATCTGGAGCTCACATCTGATGGAGCAAAATTCGGCATCAATTTACCTGGATTCACATATTCAGCTGATTGGAGTGATGATGAGGTGCGCATCTGGGCCTTTGTAGAGCTACAGAAGTACGAAGTTTAGAACACTTATACATATTATTGTATGACTTCATTCATTCGTACTGCCATCATCACATGCTTGACTTTCTTTGCGCCAATCAGCATGATCATTCTTGCTGTAGGTCTGGCAATTCTAGCTGATACAATCGTTGCACTTTCTCTGACAAAAAAGAAATTCACCAGCAAGCGCTTGAGAAACGGTATCTTAAGCAAGACAATAGCATATGAATCTGCAGTATTGTTGCTGTTCCTGGTGGACTATGCAATGATCAATGATGCCATGCTCACAGTCTTTGCTGTTCCATTTGTGGTGACCAAAGTCACTGGATTGTTTCTGATTGGCATTGAGATATCATCCATTGATGAGAAAATCAGGGAGCGCTATGGTGATGACAAAGGAATCATCAACAGATTCAAAGGCTTTCTGAACGGAATTAAGAAGATTAAAGACAGTTTATGAAGTATCTGGCAGTCATCCTGCTGTTAACATCATGCACAGCGGCCTATCACGTGAGACAGGCAAAGAAGCACATTGTCAAAGCACAGGCTAAAGGTGCCAAATTTGGAACTGATACAA